TGGTGTTGGTATTGTTTCTTTTGGTGGTGTAGGTATTGTTTCTTTTGGTGGTGTAGGTATTGTTTCTTTTGGTGGTGTAGGTATTGTTTCTTTTGGTGGTGTAGGTGTTTTCTCTTTTGGTGGTGTAGGTGTTTTGGTTTTAATGGGTGTTTCTTCATCTAAATCAACATCAATTCCTTCATCTTCATCTTCAGGTTTAGATGTTACTTCTTTAGAATTTACATCAATACCTTCATCATCTTTAGAATCTAAATCGACATCAATTCCTTCAGCTTCATCTTCATCAGAAAGTTTAGATGTTGATTCTTTAGAATCTAAATCGACATCAATACCTTCATCATCTTTAGAATCTAAATCGACATCAATTCCTTCATCATCTTTAGAATCTAAATCAACATCAATTCCTTCATCTTCATCTTCATCTTTAGAATCTAAATCAACATCAATTCCTTCATCTTCATCTTCATCTTCATCTTCATCTTCATCTTCATCTTCATCTTCATCATCTAAATCAACATCAATTCCTTCATCATCGGAATCTTCGCCTCCTTTCATAATTTCTTCTTCTGGTAATTCAACTTCTATTCCTTCATCATCGTCCTCATTAACATCCTCATCATCATCATCTTCAAATAAAAAATCCATAACATTAATGGTTTTGTCTTTACTTTTTTCAGCAATTTTTCCAAAAGTTAAATCTTGAGCTACTAAGCCTACAGGAACATTATTTAATATAGGTTTTTCAGATGGAGCAATAATTTCTTGAAAATCATCATCTTCTACTTCTTTAATTTTACATAATGAATCAATAGTAGAAAGAGGAATACTACTTGATTCTGGAAACTGAGTAATACGAATAATAGAATCTAAATAAATAGGAATAATATTTAAATAAAAAATATTGTTAATGTTTTCCATTTCAATCATAATATTTTGTTTAAATTGATCTTGCGTAATTTTTGTTAAAAATCCAGGATTATTTTTAATTTTTAACGATTTTTTTCCTAGATTTTGTACAACTTGTAAACTATTTAATAATTCAGCAATTTTTAGTTTAGCTTGAGTTTCAGTTAATTGAAAATTATCAATAACAGCTTCTATGATATCATCATCGTCATTTGCTCTATTTAATAGTTCCACAATAAAGGCATCCGTGCTTTCCATTTCATTGAAATTTGAAACTCTTTTGTATCGTAAAACAATCCCTTTTTGTAATTCTCCTACTAATATATTAAATACACTAGAGACGCATCCTACAATTGAGTTTAAATTGATATTTTTTTCAATATTAATATATGAATGATAATCAATTTTAAGTATTTCTATACTAGAATCATACAAATTAGTATAAGAGATAATTTTATACCCGCTATTAGCGATATAATCTTGTATAATTTTAATAATAGGATTAATAGAAGCTTCAAATATTTTATCTAAAATAGGAATAGATACCGGATGTTTAACATCTAAAGAAATTATTATATTTGCATTTGAATCAAATTCCAATAGGATAGGAAGAATAGAATCTTCATAAGGAAACTCTAAATAGCATGATACTTTTTTGGATCCTTTAATGGATTTCATTAATTTAAATATTTGTGATTTAGATAAGTAAGGAATTTTTTTTTCGTTTTTAGAAATTTTATTACAATATAAACGATATATATTTTCCTTTTTTTTAGATGGATTAAATTTAATAAATGGAATTAATTTTGTAGCATGAATAAGTTTAAAAACTACATCTAATGGTAAATTAAATGAAATAGGTTGTCGTATAATAAAATCTATTTTTTTAATACCTTGTTCAATATAAGATAATTCAGATTTTCTAGAATTATAAATATTATGAAATAATTGAATATTTTCTGATTGTCTAATAAAATTAGTATTAATGTTTTGTTTATTATTTTCTAATAATGTGAGGTGTTGTTCTTCTAACTTTTTTAAATCATTGATTTCTTTTTCTTCAAGATAAGGGAGATATAAAATAGTCATTATTTTTTCGGATAAATTTTTAGAAACGCCGTATTTTAATATATCGTTAGCATTACATAAATAAATATTATTTTCATAAATAAAACCGCTAGTTAATAATAATTCTTTATTACTAGTACTAATTAAATTAGAACTATAAGATGATAAAATTTTAGTAAAAGATATTAATCTATAAGGATTAACAGTATAATTAAAAGAGTCATTACCAGAAATAATATGTTGTCCTAATGGAATATCAATTAAAACTTTTTCTGGGATATTAAGATCAATAATATCATTAAAATCATATTTATCCTTAAAAGTAACACCTTCAATATTAAAATCATTAATATTTGATAAAAGTTGAAAAAGTATATCTTGAGTAATAGAGAAGTAATTATTATGTGTTAATGATTCGTAAGTAGTAATATTATTGAAATTTTGTATTTGTTTAGAAAAAAGATACATTTCTTCAAAAGCAATTGAACTAGAATAAGCATTAATAATTTTTTTTTTAATATTTTGTATAGTATCATCTGAATAAATAGATTGTGCAGTAAATTGTACAGGTATGTTGTTAGAAGTAATATTTTCTAGTTCAGATTTACTAAATACATTTTCAAAAACGGAATTACTAGGATTTTCTAAAAAAAGTTTTTGAACATCTAAATCTGATTCACCATAAAATACTGTAATCTTAGAAATATTGTTACTATCATTTAATTCACAAACTTTATAAATATCACTCATTTATATATAAAATCAAAATATTATTTTATATATATCTAATGGCAATTTATGGAATAATGGCTTGTTGCATCAATAAAGGAATAGGTAAAGATAATAAATTACCTTGGAAATTAAAAGAAGATTTAAAACGGTTTCAGGAATTAACAACTGGACAAGGAAATAATTGTATAATAATGGGCAGACAAACATGGGAAAGTATTAGATTTTTAAAAGGCAGAGATCATTTAATTTTATCCACAACAATACAATTAGACTATAAACAAGATAACAATGTAGTAAAGAGTTTCCAAAATATTAATGACATATTAAAATATATAAAAGAGAGAAAATATTACCAGTCGTGGGTAATTGGTGGAGAGAAAATATTAAAACAATTTTTAGAATTAAATTTAATTGATATATTATATCTAACTTTTCTAAATGAGCAATATGAATGTGATGTATTCATGCCCAAGATACCCTGTAATTATTTTCAAACAAGTTATCAATTATTAAATGAGAAAACAGAAACAGGGAAAGAAGTATATATGATAATATTCAATAGAATAATAAAAGGAATGAAAGTTCTATATGAATATAATATTTGGACAATAGAAATGATTCATTTTGAAGATTATCCAAATGTTTATTTTACAATAAAAGATAGTGACGGAAATGAAAAACAAACAATAAGAGAGAAATTAAAGTTAATATTATAAATCATAATAAGGATTATCGCTAATCGTCATACCACAATAATTTCTAGGATTCTTTTTATAATCAATTGGCTCATATATTCCTAATTCGACTGCATTTTCTAATAAAAATTTAAAATTTTGCCAAAATTCATCTGTATGACCAACAGAAAAAGTCATAATATGGGCAATTTCGTGAATAGCTACAAACATTAAAGTATTTTGATCAATTAAATTATCATTATTATTTTTATTTTTATTTAAGCAAAATGCTAATTTTTGACCTTTATTTTCACTATACGCGGTATATTCGCTTGTTGGTAATGTTTCTTTAATAGTCGTAGGATTAAAGTTTTCTACTAATTTTTGAACATTAGATCTATTTTTATATCTAGATCCTACATTTTCAACTAAATATTTCAATTTATCAGTAGTTTGGGCTAATAAATTAGAAGCCTTTTGAATATTATTTCTTTCTCTGACACAATATTTATTACCATCTGCAGTAGACACTATACATCTTAAATTAAAAACATCAGATTCATAATACAGTTTTAAACCAATTAAAATGATAAATAAACTAATAATAAGACCAAATAAGTTTAATTTTAATTTCATCTATAATAAATTATTATAATATAAATTATATTAATTTATTTATTGACCACCTTGTCCAATTTCGAGAGGAACTCTCATGGTATCAGGAGAAATAGTGGTATTATTCCAAGGACCAACATTTATTTGAGGATTAGCAGGTTCAGAACGAAGTTGTAAGTTGGCATTTCTTAAAGTGTTTCCTACAGTGTCAATACCAATATGATAACCAGATCTTAATAAATTTATGTTTTGTAAATCTCCACTTCCAGTAGGATTTAATTGTGCCCATTGACTATTGGTATCCTTAGGAAGTAATTCAGATGGATCAGCAACAGGTTGTCTAGAACATGAAGGAGGAAGACCTTGTGTTGATGTGCTAATACCAGTTGCAGAAGCATAAGTTTCATTTTGACCTAAAGGTTGAGAAGGTTGAACACCAGAAGCTTGTTGTTGTTGCACATTGTTATACATTTCTTGGGTTCTTCTAGAGCTCATTTGTTCTGAACCACCTATAGATTTATTGGTACTATAAGAATTAATAAGGAAAAGTAAAAATAAAGCACCAACAACAAAAAGTACGACATGTTCAACTTTTAGTTTCTTAAGAGATTTCATCAAGTCACTCATTATATAAAATAAGGGATAAAATATTTTTTCATAATTAAAAACATATTTTATTAAATGTTCTAAATTTTCTAAATTAATTCAGTTCCTCAATTATATCATTAATTTCTTTTTTTATACTATCTGCATCACTATCACTTTCATCTTCAGAATAAGAGTCCTCACTATTTTCCAAATCTTCTAAAAGATATGTATTTTTTATTTTTTTTGCTTCTAAATAAGCAGAAATAGCTGCTTTTTTATGTTGTTTTGCTTTTTGTTTGGCTATTTTATAAATCTCCATATACACTTCATTTGGATTTTTCAGTTTAATTGTTTCATTGTTAGTTGTATTTATTTTTTCTGAAACATCTTCTAAATCATTTGACCCTTCCAATTCTACATTCTTTTTTTTATCTTTAGCTTGCAAATCTTCTAAAGCAATCTCTTTTTGATTTTGTATTGATTCATTCTTATATTCTTTTATTTCATCCTCACATTCATTATCTTCTAATAATTCTTCAATTATATTACTACTATCATCTTCATATTTTTTATCTTTATGTAATTTTTGTTCTGTTATTGTAGGAGATTCAATATTATGTTTTGTTTCTTCTAAATGAATATTTTCTTCTTCTAAATGATTATCATTAATACCTTTAGACATATTAGTATTTCTTTTTATCAAACATGAATTAAATATTGGCTTATTATTGAGAACCATAATTTGTTTTCCAACTAATTCCAATTGAAAATTTCTTGCCGAAAACTTTATTCCAATTACTTCTAATATAGGAATGATTATATTTGAATCCTTAATATCTGTGATGGGAAGAACATTTTCATTTTCATCATATACTACACAAGTATACTGATTATTAGTTTTATTTTTTGTAATTGAAGTTCGAATCAAATGAAATTTACCACCTTTATATGCTCTTGAAATCGGATTAAAAAAATTTTCAATGTCATTATACTCAATATCATCTTGGAACCATAAATGTTTTTTTTGAAAAACAAGATTAACTAATGTTGATTCTAAAGTTTCAAACCATTCAATTACTTCTTCATCTTCACTTGTAAACATAAGATCCATATATGCTTTTTTTGATGTTTCATTTATACCTTGTTTAGTAAGACACTTGGATGTTTGAATATAAAATGGTTCTGAATTAAATTTTAATTTAGTAAAATAAGCTCCTCCTTGAACAGCTACAGGCTGAGACAAAGATAACTTAGAAAAATCAAACTCTTTATTAGTAAAATGAATTTCCTGTTCCATTATAGTTCCATATAGATAAAATATATTCAATTATAACACGCTAAATATAAATATTTATTTTACATAAATATTTTAATGAAGGAAGAGTTTATTGACCAATGTTTATTAATTCTAAGGAGGGAAGATGTTAAAATACAATTAAAAGAATTATTTAAACCATTAGTCAGTTTAATTGTACTAGAAATTTATCCGTATATTTACTTATCTTTAATGTTTGTTATAATTAGTTTTTTATTAATTTTAGGCATTTTTTATTTATTATTGCGTATTAATTTTAAAAACCTAAAATAATATTTTCTAATGATTTAATATAAATGGCAGGTAATTTAAGAACTGAAGTCAAACCACCAAACACATTAACCACTCCACCACCAGCTCAATCTGGAGGCAGAAAAAGAAGAAAATCTAAAGGAAAAACACATAGAAGAAGAAGGTCAAGAAAAGCTGGTTCTTCTTGTGGAGCCAAACATGGAGGTTCCTCTATGGGAAAGTCTAGATCTGCAAAAGGCGGAATGGGTTTAGGAGCCGTTATTAAGGAAGCTTTAGTTCCATTCGGACTTTTTGCATGGCAAAAACGCACTCAAAAAAGAAGTTCTAATGGTATTCACTCAAAAATGACACGTCGTCGTTAAATTTTTAATTCACAATTATAATATTTTCTATGTTAATATTATAATATGGCACCTACAAGTATGAGAGCTATGGAAAATATGGATTCTGGTTCACCATCATCCAGCGGATGCAGTTACACTGATGGTCCACAATATGTTGGCTGTCAAGTTCAATCTAGAGGATGGCCTACTCCTCAGAATATGTCAGGAGGAAAAAGAAAAAGAAGGGTTAGTAGAAGAAGAAGAAAGTCTGCAAGTAAAAGAGCTAAAAGAGCAGGGGGTTTAGTAGGAAATGCAATTGTTCCATTCGGACTTTTTGCTGCCCAAAAACGCACTCAACGCCGTCATGGACATGCTTATGGAAAACCTCATTACAGAAAATCTTTCAAAAGTCGCCGTCAACGTCGTTAAATAATTTATATGTTTAAATATTTAGATATATAAGTTTAAAATATATATATGGAAAAATTCCAAAGCGAAATTAAAGAATGGGTTAATTTAGATAGCCAATCTAAAATTTTAAATGAAAAACTTAAAGAAATTAGAAATAAAAAAAATGATATTACTGATAATATTTTAGATTTTGTTGAATCTAATAATCTCTCTTCATCCACAATTAAAATTACTGATGGAAAATTAAAATTTGCACAAACAAAACAAATTTCCCCTATTACATTGGGTTTTTTAGAAACATGTTTTATGGAGCTATTTCATAATGAGGACAAGGTTGTAGAAATTATGGAATTTATCAAATCAAAGAGAGAAATTAAATTTAATCCAGAAATTAAGCGGTTTTATAATAATTAATTTATGTCTTTATTATGTATATGGATTCTGATTTAAATTTAGATTTTAAAAATGATTTTGTATTAATGACGGATAATCAAGGAAATTTAACATGTGGAGGATTTACAATTAATAATGATTTATTATCATTTTCTCTCGACCAACCTTCTACTCAAACTGGAGGAAAAAAAGATGTTTTAAAAAATTTAAAAGATTTAGGTCTTCCTCCTGGTTTAATATATCATCCTTCTACATCAAACAGAAATACTCTTATTAAATATGAACATGATTCTGAATTATGTAGTGATAGCTTATATGATAAATTATTAGATTTAGTCAATGTGGAAGATAAAAAAAAATTTGCTATTAAAACAAAAAAGAAGAGAGAAAATAAAAAGAAAATGTCACGAAGACTTAAAAAATAATAAATATAATAAATAATGAAATCAATTATTTATTATAAAGGTCATGACATATATGAATTATATGATAATATTAGAAAATCTAACTCAAGTGAATGTTGTATCTGTTTAGAAGGAGAAAAAGATAAAAATTATGATCCTTTTTATGATTATAATAATAAAATATATTTAATTAATTGTCATTGTAGACCTAATATACATTATGAATGTTTTTATGAATATGTAAATTTAAAAAAAAAATGCGTTATATGTAATCAAGTTATAGTTATTCAAAAAACGGATCGAGAGAAATTAAAAGAAAATATAGTGTATTTTGTATCAAATTCAACAAGATATTTAGTAACTTTTTCTATTACTTTTTGTATTTTTCAAATTATTAAAATATTTATCGTTTGATATTATATAAATG